GTCCCCCGTGCTGGAACGCTCGGTCCAAGTAACGGTAATCGTGTTGGTCGTGTCAGGGTTCAGGTAAAGCATCTGCTTGTAAATGTGCGATGCCCCCGAATTTCACAATTTGCGCCCAATCTTCCTGTATAGTTCGGCCCGCTTCTTGGCGGTTTCAGCCACGTTGAACTGCTTCTTGATGTCCCGTGTGAGGTTGTCAGCCAAGCCCTTACGCAGATCGGGGTCAAGGATCAACTGCTTGATGTACTTGTACCAGTCCTTGGGTTTGTTGTAAGGAACGAGAAACCCGTTCTCCCCGTGCTTGATTACGTCGGTATAGGGGATGGTTTCGCTTGCGATGATGGCCTTGTTCATCCACCCGGCCTCGACCACCTTCAACTCGGATTTGAGTTTGTTAAACTTGGTATCTCGCAAAGGTGCAAGGGTTACGTTCACGAAGTTGTAACCCCCGACGTAGGAGTAGATGTCCGCTGCCTGAATGCGTCCGTAGTTCGGGTTGTTCCCTTGGTCGCTGATGATTTTCTCGTAGCCCTCATAAACGGGGTTGTTGTCGTTCCACCCTCCGAGGTAGAGGCGGTACTTGCCATCCAAGTTTGCGTCCCAGCGTAGTTTCTGCATCCCTTCCCGGAGCAGTTCCATATCCTCGCCATGCTGCGCACCTCCGAACCATCCGAACTTGACGAGGTGTTTGTCGGGTTCTTCGTCAGGATTCGGGATGAATTGCTGATACGCTTCGTAAGGCTCATTCTGCAAGATGCTCACATTCGCATTTAGAGGCCGTATGCGAGCAGCAAGATGCTCGGTGGTACAGGTAACCCAATCGGCCAATTTAATGTGCTTACGGATGACCTCTGCGAGTTTGGTTTGGTGATAGTGGCGGTACATGATGTGGCCCGATTCAAGCACCCAATAATCGTCCAAGTCAAGGATGACTTTGGCCCCGAATTGGGTCAGGGCTTTGTAAACGTTCTCCACCTGCTCCATGGTTCCCTGACACCACAAACGGCTGAATAAAAACAGGTCAATAGACTTCAACCCCTCGTCGCTAATCGTGGTGATGTTCTCAACGCAGACGTAATCGAACTCCGGGTAGTTGTCGCCCAAGTATGCGTTCGGCATTTCAAGGCGGTAGTAACTGCACCCGGTTGGATGGGCGTTGTAAACGATGCAAATCTTCATGGGGTAAAAATAAGAAGGGCAGCCATTGCTGACTGCCCCTCTCAAACCTCAGTGATGAAAACCTAAGTCAAAGATACTACGAGCCGAGTATCTGTGTAGTCGATGGTGCAAAGACTGTTGATGCAATCAGGAACATCGGGTCAGGCTCCATTCCAGTCAAGGTCAATTCGTATCCGCTGCGGTCCCCGAACGCAGTACCAGTTCCAGCGGTTCCAGCGGTTGCTTCCAAGCCGTTGGCAGAGCCTAACAACCAGTAGCGGTTGTTGTTGTCTTGGACGATGACGATGACTCGGTTGCGTACCAGCAAGCGGAGTTCGTTGCGGACTGCGACTTGCAGTTTGTTGATGGTGAACGTTACTTCGGGGGTGTAATAAACCGAGCCGTTCTCGATGCTTGCGTTCAAGGTTTCAGTCAAAGAGGACGTAGCCTTGGTCAGGTCATACTCAAAGAACCCACCCGAAGCGTACCCAGTGAAGCCCGTAACCGCACCTGAAAGGTTGGCATTGCAGGACCCCGTTGGGATGAAGGATTGGACATAAATTGTTTTGATTCCACCTACGGAATCACGGCAGCCAAGGGCGTAGCCAGTTGTTAAGGAGCAGGACATATGTGTGTTTTGGTTTTAAGTTTCAAGAGAACAAAAAAGTGAGGGGAGGTTTCCCTCCCCCCTACACATTAGGTCAAGCGGAAGTCAACAACCAAGTCGGGCCACGCTATTTGCACGCCTGCTTTGAAAGCTGCGATACTCCGTATTTCGTCGTTTTCGCGTGCATAAAAGATGGAAAACTGCTCTTCGTCAGACAGCAAATCGGTCGCGTAAACGAAGTTCCCGAGGTAAGACGAAACGATGCGGTTTGTTCCAGTCAAGCCGGGTACTGCAATGACACGGACGTTTGTGCCGGGATACATGATGTCGCCATCCGCAAGTCCAGCCAAGTCAACTTGGTTGTACATGACGTTAGCGGTTGATTTGAACGCACCAAGCAACGTACGGAAGTTGTCCCAACCACAGAAGATTACGAGGTCAGTCTTAGTCAAGATGGCCTGTGGAATTTGGTTGTAGATGCCGTCAAAGATGGCGATGGCATTGCCTGTGGTAACACCAACGGACGCAGAAACCGCTCCTGTGTTACCGCTAATGGTTGAACCCGATGCAGCGTTCAACAACTGGTTGACACCTGAAAAGTAGGCGTTGCCCTTCCAAATTGCGTTCTCCAAAGCCTCTGCGATACGGAGAACCTTTTGCTCGGCAAACGCCTGCTCGAAAGGAACGCCATCGTACATTGAACCAGCGGTCAACTGGGTCTGCATCCAGTATTGCTCCAAGGCGCGAGGACACAAAGTTTCCATCACTTTCATACGGCCAACTGTTACGACACGCTGACTGAATGTGGTAGTTCCTGAACTTGTGTAACCGCAAGTATCACCGCCTTGCAGAACTGCATCGGTGTCCATGAGGTTCAACGCAGCAGCGAACTTAACACCAACTTGCTTGGTGAACAGGGCTGCTGAACGTGCGGAGAATACCGCTTTGGTGATGAGAGGGAGCCTCTCTTGGTCGGTGTAGGTGGCTAAATTGCCAAAATTGTATGCCATTTTATTGGGGGTTTAGGGGGTTAGTTTTTTTTGAGTAATTGAAGTGCTTGTGCGAGAGCGTTGAAGTTCTGCGAGGCTTGAGCCTTGCGTTGCTCAACGATTGCGGAACCGCTGGCCTTGGGGGCTTCGGCAGGGAGTTCGCTGACTTTCTCAACGATGTCGGCCATGGTTTCAACCTGCGATGCGAATGCAGACATTTTCTCTTTCATCTTTCCCATCTCGGCATAGGCTGCCTTGAGTTCTTCCATGATGCCTGCAAGGTGCTTGGCAACGATGGCCTCGACAACTTCTGGGGTCATGGCAGGATAAGCGTCTTTGATTTCTTCGGTAACCTCAACGGCCACTTCGGGGGTGATTTCAGCAGCAACGGGCAACGGCTCAATGACCGGGGTTGCTACTTCGGCAGCAATGACCTCAACGATCTTGCCTCCTTCGGTCTTGATTGTGCCAACGCCTTCGACAACGTGTTCGCCATCAGGCGCAGGGAGTGTGCCGTCTTCGGCTACAACGTAAACGGCAGTCCCGGCAACGAGGTCCCCGTCAACACGGACAACCGTGCCATCAACGAGTTTGTAGTCAGCGAAGGACTGCTTTTGGGTGCTGAATTTGCGGAGTTCAGTCCGCAGGGATTCGATTGCGTTTTTCAGGTTCATAGTTAGTGGGATTTGTAGGTGGGGGTTAATTGTTGCAAAAAAGCGGTAAGTTCATCGGCCAAGCCAGCAAGTGCGACCTCCAGTTCGGATTCGGTCTTGTCCATCCCGAACAGGCCCTCAACGGAGAAACCCCGGAAAAGGTTGCGGTTGTCCCACACCTCGTCGTTCTCTACCTTGAAGGAGCCGAACCAAGAGCCGTCGGGTGTGTCCTCGTAGCCCTTGGGTGGCATGATGCCACGCTCGGAGTCGGTGATGTAGGACTCGAACATAAACACGCCATCCAGTTCAGCGTTGTGGTAAGCGTTGACGTTGTGCTGGTTGCCTTGCTTGAAATACTTTTGGACTATCTTGCGGATGGTGGCTTTGTCAAAGACGACGTAGTATTCCCCGTAGGTTTCGTCCTTGCGAAAGATGGGAGTGTCTGCAAGCATGAGAGGGCCGGTAAGCACTCTCCGTTCGCCTGTTTCGGTGAACTTCTGCTTGGCTTGGCTGAAGGCTTGGAATGGCCGTTCGATGGCCGGCATATCGGTCAGGGCCACGAATTGGACCCCTTCATCCACCTCGTCCACGGTCATCCTGTAAATGGGTAGTTCCATAGTTGGAAATGTGGTTAGGCTCCAAGAGTTGCAAATTCCTCCAACCTCCGAACCCTCCGAGTGCTTTGGGTGATGTCCCTCTCGACCACATAGGCTCGCATCGGGGATGAACCTTGGCCTTGGCCTTGACCGAATCCAGACAGGTCGGTAACGTTCGGGTTTGCAAAGATTGGTGGGGGTGCTGCTGCTGCACCCGATGCGCCACCGCCTGCTGCTCCTGCTGGAACGCTGCCACCATCGCCCCCGCTTGTGATAGCCTTGCCTGCCTGAATACCAGCAGCGGTAATTGCTGCGATGCGTAACCCTGCACGAATCTTTGAAAGCGTGTTGTAGGCCTTGAGTTGTGCGACCCCTGCTGCTCCACCTGTAACTGCATTGGCTGGGTTTGCTGCTGCGATGACCGCATTGGCTGCCATCTCTTTTTGCAGATTCACGATTACGTTGGCTACGGCAAGACCTTTCTCCAAAGCCAAGGCTGCAATAGCAAGACCCTTGCTTTCCTTGCCAAAGGACTGCAAGATGTTTTGAACCGATTGCAATGAGTCCAAAACCACCTGTTTCTTGAAGTCGGCAACCGCTTGTTCAAACTGCTTGCGTTCCTCTGCGTTCTTGCGTTCAATTTCCGCAATCTTTTTCGCACTTTCTTCTGAAAGCAATATATTTAAATCAATATATTTTTCTTTAAGTTTTAATAACGCATATTCTCGTTGCTCTTCATTGGTGAATTGTTTTATTATTGCTTTTCTTTCTTCCTCTTCTTCTAATTTAAGTGCATCAAGTTTTTGAGTAAGTAATTCTCTTTCTCGTTCGGATTCATTCGTAATCTTAGATAAATGAAGTTCCTCGGAGGTTTTAAGTGCATCTTTATCAAGTTCTTTTAATTTTTCTGTATTTTCTTTTTGTTTAGCGACCGCATCGGTTCGCAGTTTGGTTCGATAAGTCAGCCTTGCGACCTCTTTCTCGTGAATTAGTTGCGCTCGCTCTTCTTCTTTCTCGGCTGCTGCAATCCTTGCGTCGTAAGCAGCCATCAAGAGATTCTGAACCTTTGCCTCGCTTTCGCCTCTTGCCTCTGCAAGTTCAACCTGCCTTTGTGCCAATTCGGATACGGCCTTGAGGTCTTTCGTTTCAATGCCCAAGAAATCCTTTACGGATTTTGTGAGTTTTTCCCAGTTCTCAACAAGCAATCCAACACCAACAATCGCTGCACCAATACCCGTTGAAATCAATGCAGTCCTAAAGAGGCGAAGGCTTACGATGGTTCCTTTGAGCGTCTTATCGTAGAGGGCCGTTGCAATCCTGTTGGCCGTCATTGAGATAGCCGATTCCTTTTGAAGGAGGACCGTTACCTGCTGGATTC